TCAAGCCGCCTCCCTGCGTTCTGCTGCGTTAAAAATGCGTGACTGGATATCGCGTTTGTTGAACTGGAATGCCAACAGGCAGGAGGCTTGATAGCGGGTCAAGCCGAAGTCTTTGCGATAAGCCGGTGGTAGATAGCGCAATTGCTGTGCAGTAACCGTTTGATTGAGCCACTTACGCGATTTGTTGGCGGCATCTTCGGTCTCATGCTCGTTAAGCCAGTCGTCGGCTGCAGCTAAACACACTGTTCGATCGCCTTTGGCAAGCAGACGCGCCGGTTGCTTCTTACCGCCGCCCATGCCGTACCAATGGCCCGCCAGAAAAAATACGCCTGCCTAGGCTTCGAATCCCGTCGCCATCAGCGCCGCGTCGTCACCAAACAGATCACACCAACGAAACGATGAGCGTTTCAGCAGATCGATTTCCGACATGATAAAATCGGAGAGATCGACTTTACCTTCGCTTTCTGTGCGCTCCCATACGTGACCACAGAGTGAACACTCGCGTGTTGCCGCCGGCACCATGGCACCGCATCCAGGGCATTCCTTTTGTGGCGCCTCACCCAATCCTTCGTGGCCATCCAGATTGACATCCTGCTCCAGCGAGCCATGCAGCAAGGTGCTGGTACCAAAATCCAGCACAATGCAGTCACTCTTGGTGACACCGGGATGTTCGTTCGGATCGACGGTACGCAATCCTCGACCAATCATCTGGATCAGCGTGGATTTGTAAGAGCTGGGTCGAAGCAAAATCACACAGCTGGTGGGCGGAAAGTCCCAGCCTTCAGTCAAGACAGCCACATTCACGATGATCTGGGATTCGCCAGATTGAAAACGTCCCAACGCCGCCTGCCGTTCAGCGGTGGTCAGCTCGCCGTGGATCAGCTCTGCTGAAAATCCTGCAGCAATGAATGCTTCTGCCACATTGCGAGCGTGATTCACGGTGGAGCAGAACACCACGGTGGGGCGATCGTGCGCTTTGTCTTTCCAGTGACGGATAACGGCATCGGTGATCGGCGCCTTGTTCATGATGGCGTCGACCGCCGTCATGTCGAAATCGTCGGCCGCGCGTTTTACCTGAGAAAGCTCTCCCTGTGTGCCCACATCAATGACGAAGGTACGTGGTGGGACCAAGTGGCCTGACGAAATCAGCTCCGCCAGCGTGATTTGATCCGACACGTTGCTGAATATCGGTCGCAGGCCTTTCTTGTCACCCCGGTTGGGTGTAGCCGTTACGCCGAAAATGGCAACCTTCGGATTGCGATCTCGAACATGATCGATAATGCGGCGGTAGGTTGGCGCCGCCGCATGGTGCGCTTCATCAATCACCAGCAGATCCAGCGTGGGCATGTTTTTTAGGTTGCTGTCTCTGCCCAGTGTTTGCACCATGGCAAAGGTGGCCTGACCATCCCAGGACTTTGCTTGGGCATCAAATACAGAAGTGCTGACCGACGGATTTACGCGCCGGAACTTGGCTTCGTTCTGAGTGGTGAGCTCATCGCGATGGGCCAGCACGCAGGCCTTGGCATCTTCACCGGCCAACCACTGCCCGGTAACACCGGACAGCATGATGGTTTTGCCGGCGCCCGTAGGCGCCACTCCCAGCGTATTTTGGTGCTGTTTAAGCGCAGTCAGACTGCGCTCCACAAACAGCTTTTGACGAGGTCTTAATATCATGCGCCGCCCCCCTTATTGTGCCCAGCTGGGCCGGCCGGAAGGTGCGGCGGTAGTGGCAGGCTTGGATGCGGGTGCGGTGGGTTGCGAAGTGACGCATCCCATTACCGCCGCATAGTCTTTGCTGTCCGGGGTAATGGCGGTCTTGACGACGTTTTTATCGTCGCCGTTTTGATCCTTCTCCATGTCCACTTTAGCAACAAACTCAATGCCATCCAGATCAGCAAAGCCCTGAATGCGACGCGCCTGTTGTGCCTGGGGTGTGTTGTCCTGAGGGTGCAGTCCTCGAGCCGAATTCAAAATGCCTTTGATAAATGCGCGGCCCATGTTCGCCCATTCAGGACCTTTCGGACTGTGCAGACCAATCAGGCTCCACATCTTGCGCTTCGCGTAAGGGCCATCAAGAACCACGAATTCGCAATTGAGGTAAATCGATCCTGTGGTGTTGCTTTGGGTGGCGTAACCACCGGTCCAGCCTTGCGAGGCATCGTCATAGCCACCGGGGCGAATGGTCATACGGACTTTGACTAATGTGCCTTTCGGGATCAGGTTAAAGCTGTTCTGATCGTCGGCTGAGTTGAAATCATTCCAAGTGTTCATTATTTGGCTCCTTTATGATCAGGATGATCGGTATCTCGCGGCTGCATGGATGCAGAAGAGCGAGCTTCAGTAACTAGGGATTCGTTGTTCAGGTTATTGGTGGCGTGCAACACCGTGGTGTGGTCGGGGCCACCAAAGCTCAGGCGATCGGCAGCGGGCTTCACTGGCCCACGAATCTTTGCCATCAGCTTGCCGAGGTGCGGCTCCTCAATCAGATCCAAGCGGCCACTGCGGTCCTTGGCGGGATAGCCAAAGGGATTGAGCGTGTGGTTGATGAAGGCGCGGTAACTGCCGCCGTCCTCGCTTTTGATTTCCGCTAGGGTGATGACCTGATCAACGATGCCGGGCAGCTCAAGCGCGGTTTTGGAACCATCGATCTGCGGCGTGAAAACCTTGCGATTAAAGTCATCGACTTTTTCGTCGAGAATGCCGACGAACCAGATGTTTTTGTTGCGGGTGTGCTGAAGGTGCGTCAGCCAAGCAATCATTTCTTGACCATGCAGGCCGTATGCACCGCGTGTATCCGGTTTTCCGGTGCGATCACTGAATGCCTGCGGCTGACCTTTGCACCACTGCAAACACAAGCGGCCGGCAACGGTGATGGAATCGACAAACACCGTGTCGTACTTGTCGAGGCTGGCGGGATCGCCAAACTTCGCGCATACCGCGTCAAAGTGCGCCTGACTGTAGGGCTGGTCTTCGCGCAGGGCCGGATTCGGTCCACCGATGTACACGGCAAAGTCACGACACTCCTGCCAGGTGCGAGGCCGAATGGCATCGCCAAGCCAGCCTTCGACGGCCAGGTCGCCCGCTTCCAGGTCAAAGAACAATGTGGAGTCAGCATCCACAGACCAGAGCAAGCTGGTCTTACCGATACCGGATGGCCCGAGGATGCAGCCTTTGATGCCGCGCTTTTCAGCCAATCGTTGATCGGCTGTGATGATGGGGAAACTCATGGCTTCACCTCCCCATGCTCACGGACAAATTCCAGCGAATAATCAGATCCCTTGGCGCCAAGACCACGAGCCATGTCATGCAGGCGGCGCAAAGCATCCATCTTTTCCACCATCCGGCTCATTTCTTTATTAAGCCCTTGCTGGGCAAAAGCGACGTCATCGACCGTGGCCAGCAACAAGGGCTTGCACTCAGCCTCATCGCCATCACGCAGAGCTGGTATCGTGATTTCGTCTGGCAGCTTTTCCATGGAATAGCTGCTCTTTCGCAGCGCGTTCAGAAAGTCAGTTTCTTTGGTAAAAATGGTCATGGTCGTTACTCCTTAACCGTTTCAAGATGGAAAGTGGGCTTGCCGGTTTTCAGAGTTCTGGCCGGCTCGAAAGCGGCGCGCAGTGACTCAGGCCAAGCGGTGTATTTGCGCTCGGAAACCTTGTAGGCAACGTCAATGAACTCAGCTGGATCGTCGCCCGCCTCAGCGATTCGCTTGGCGATATCAGCGAGCTTTTGCTGATCCCATTCAGGTCGTTTGGAAAGCTCAGAAGTGACTCGGATGCCGTCATCCATGAAGTGCACTTTGCCGGTGTCCTTGCCTTGCTCCAGACGGATCGCTTGTGCTCGCTGCTCGTACTTGAGCGCGACAGCACCATCGATCCAGTCCTTCAGCGCTTTCGATTTGCGCAGCAATTCCGAGGCTTCGGCTTGCACTTGCTGCAGGTCAGCGGCAGTGGCCGAAGCCAGATCGCCAATGCTCATCAGCTGAGCGTGTTCGAGGGATAGGCTCATGCCGCACCTCCGGACACACGCTCTGAAGTGCTCTTGCGCAGGCAAGACGCTTCATAGGCTTCGACGTCTTCCAGGCGGTACATCACCCGGCCACGCAGTTTTAGAAAAACAGGGCCGATACCTTCGGAACGCCAGCGTTCCAGACAGGCTTCACTCACGCCCCAGCGGTTGGCTAATTGCCGTTGATTCATATGGTTTACACTCACGTTTTGCTCCTTAGGGTTGTTGCGGAAACGTGGTGTAATGATGTGATTCGGCCGGTTAGGAGCCGTTTAGGCGGAAGTTAGGCCGGAGGTTAGGAAGGATTAATTTCTCGGAATATTTTTGGCTGCGGGATAAAAGCGGCGATCTGAAAGCAAAAAAGGCCGGTGCCACGAATGACACCAGCCTTTTGCAAGCAACGACAGATTTAATCGTTGACGATGAGCCAGCCGCAGCCATCACCGTAGTCAATTACCTTGCGCCAATCGGTTTTACAGCCGCTGAACGCTTGGCTTATTGTGTTCGACTTGGACTCTGCCGTTTCCAGCAACACCTCTTTTCTCACCCGAGGTTCACCTCCGTCCCATGCCTCATAGAGCTGGCGCACGATTGAGCGATGTATCAATCCATTGAACCTGTAGGTAACTCCATTCACCACCAGTTCGCCGCCATCCTCCGTGCAATACACCGGACCGGTCTGGTTTCGTTTAGGAATACCCAGTCCAAGCAGGTCAGCAATCAAATCCTTGTCAATCGCGCCAACCATCTCCTCACCCGGTGGAATCAAGCCCATGAGATCAATGCTGAGTGGCTCACCCAGAAGATCTGGTCCGAGGGTGTTTATCGGCACATCAGTCAACACCATGGCAGACTTTCGTCTGGGAAATACCTTGAGCGTCTGCTGGAGCTGTTGAACTGATTTGGGAATATGGGCTCTGCGCAGGAACAAAACGGCCAGTTTCCGTTTCCCCACCCAAGTATCCCCCAAGTCCCAAATCGCATCGTGCTGCAAGACAGCTATCGCCGACCGATCGGATATGTCCAGCCATTGCCGTAAAACAGCAAACACCCGCAAAGGGTCAGCCCGATAGCGTTGTAGCGCTTCTATTGGCACGCTCACCCACCCGGCGCCGGTGGAGAAATATCCAAAACCCGGGCCGGTGGCATTTGGGAGGATATCGTGGTCACGGCCATCGATGCATACCGACGTTGGCGTTGAGCTGACTGGCGTTAGCAATCGTGCGGCCAGCAGCTCACGGTATTCCTCCCGAGCATTAAATTGCTCTGCAGAGAGTTCCATCTTTGGTGTGCTCAGCAAATCAAACAGAAGCGCGAGTGCGCTCCTGCTGATCTTAGGCGAAGACGAAATCATGGATTAATTTCCCGCACCAAACCCCAACGCTTCAGGTATTTTTCACCGATTAATCGCTCACGTTCTGTGCGGCTGCGCAGATCACAGCCATTGGGCAAAGAAATCTTTACTGGCAGGACCTTTTTGCGATTTGAGCCTTCCTCCGGTTGAAAGCGGATGCTGATGATCGCCTGGATTGGCACGAAGGCATTGGATATTAGCGGGTTAAAATCGCTGAAATGCTCTCGGCAGTAGTCATGAAAATCCGTCTCGTTTTTGGCGGGCACTTCAATCTGGATACGCCCATCGCCGGCCAGATCCTTCAGTTTCATCATCACCAGCTGAACTGAGTCAATGCAGTCGTCGGTGTCCCAGTCTAGTGCCTGCCCATTCAACAGCGGATCAAGGCAAAATTGGCGCAGTGGTACCTTATCCGCCTCCACTGTCTGCTTGAGTAAGTCCTCCGTGAATGCCTTGGCAATGACCTCGCGACGTTCACGTTTGGCCGCGACAATCTCCACCGTTCCGGTATCCGGCGAATAGGTAATGGCATGCTCGGAGACTGGTCGGCGAATACGGGAAACAATGTTCTCATCACCTTCAAACTCCAGGTAAGCATCTGGCAGACCTTCCTGATAGATCATTACCTGCACCACATCGACATCGTTCCCGTCGTCATCCGGTAGTGTCCGGTCAAACAGCTCAATTTTGACCTTGTCGCCCAAGCCAAATAGCGACTTCATTTTTTCTTTGAAGGTATCCAACGACACCGGATCGGTATGCAGCGGCAGTGATGGTGGGAGCTGATAGCCGCTCCAATTGCGACCATGCCGGTATTGGTCTGCGTACCGAATATCCTCGGCATGTCGGAACTTGTCCGGCTGATGCAGATACACCCATCGACTGCGTTCCAGTGCCGATGGCATAAGACTCAGTTGTGTCGGATTTGTCACAACACTCAGTAAGGCGGCCTGGCCAACTTCGTCCGCCATGTGATTAATCCGCTCAGCATCCACCCGCAGCCTGGCTTGATCCTCGGGCGGCAGATGGTCAATCAGTTGGATCACATTGCCGGCGACGGTAGCCTGGTCCAAAGACCAATCTACGCCCAAGACTGCGATATTTTTGGTGGTGAAATACTCCTCCAGACCCTGGGGTGAAGAGTGGCGGATAAAGTTACGAACGATTGGCATAGGCTCAAATCCTCATCAAGTGATAGTAAACGGCAAACTATCGGTATCAACATACAGAAAGTTCAAGATAGCGAACTTCAAAGATAAGGGCGGATATAATCATTTTCAAGTAAAAAATGTATGTCTATAATGAACTTTTTAAACCCAACCACCAAGGAGACCACAATGGCCAATCTGTTAGGGGCCAAAATCAAAGAGCTCCGCAAGGAAAAAGGCCTTACATTAGAACAACTTGCAGAGATTATTGGGTCCGGCAAGAGCTACATCTGGGAGCTGGAAAACAAGGGAGTGAAGCGCCCATCTGCCGAAAAATTAGCCGCCATCGCCAAGGCGCTGGACGTCACCACTGACTATTTATTGGACAACGAGCAGACGGAAGTCAGCGAAGGACTGACCCAAGAAGTGTTTTTTCGCAAGCTGGGTCAGCTGAATAAGGGGGATCAGGAGAAGATCCTCGACATGATAGATATGTGGAGCAAGAAATCTTGACCGAGAAGCTAAGCCCACTTAAGGAATCCAACAGAATAACCAAACTACTTGATCTGGTCCGGAGCGGCACTGACCGCTATCCGGTCGATGTCAAAGCCGTGGCACTGGACCTGACGCCATCTTTCAACCCTGACCCTATCACTGCCGTTCAGGGTAATACTTTTTCGAGCATCGACGGTGCTTTGGTTCGTCATCCCAATCAGGACCAGTGGGCAATTCTCTTCAATGACAGCATCACCCACGTCGGCCGGGTGAATTTCACCCTGGCTCACGAACTCGGCCATTACTTGGTCCACCGCAAGTCTCTGGTCGGTGATCGTTTTGAGTGTGGCGAGCAGGACATGCGCGATGAAGATCAGGGCCAGAAGATCATAGAAGTAGAGGCCAACGCCTTTGCCGCCAACCTCCTTATGCCTAACCATGATTTTCGAGCGCAGGCCGATAGCCAGGCCTTCAGTTTTGATCTGATGAGTCACTGCGCCGACCGCTATGGCGTCTCGCTGACTGCTGCCGTGTTGAAATGGCTCGACTTTACCAAGCGTCGCGCCGTGACCGTATTGTCCGAGGAAGGCTGCATGCACTGGGCGAAATCCAGCGACAAAGCGTTTCGGTCTGGCCGCTACTTCGCTACCCGCCAAGGTTTCAACGAAGTGCCTGAGCTTTCGCTGGCTGCCCAGGAACAGTTTTCATTTCATGCGCGGGATGGTGTGCGGCACAAAGCCGGAATCTGGTTCGATGAAGAAGTGGTCGAGCACAGCATCTACTCGGAAGAATACGGCAAAACACTGACCGTTCTGCTGCTGGATGATATTGGTGGCTACCAAGATCCGGATGACTTTGATGAATATGCTGAACTCCTGACCGACACCTATTCGAACTTTATTAACAACGGGCAGAAGCCGTACTGAGATTATGAGAGATTCTTATCAGCGATTTTTTTCACAAGGCCTTATCACGAAGGAGCAGTTCTTTGAATTTGGCCTGAGTGAAACGATCTATGCTCCGCTTGAAAAGGCTGAGCATGAGTGGCAGAAGCTGAAACACAGAATCCAGAATAACCAGCCAGTGCATATTCGAGGCTTTGGCCGCAATTCAAACGGGACTCATCTGTTTCAGAACTTCTACAAGGAAGTGTTTGGCAACGAGCATGTCGCCGTTGACCCAACCAACAACACCATCCCGACCAAAATCATCCGTGATCTGACCGGGTACTCCAAAAGCCCAAGCGCCAAACACGAGGCAATACGCAATTATCAGATTTCTCATATCTTCGGTCGAACAAAAAACGTTTATACGTTCACGGCGCCTTGGAACATGGTTTACCTACCGAAAATTATTGATCCGTTTACTGGGCATGAGGCAAAGGGTGACATGGTTGATGAGTACCAGGCAATTTTCCAACAGAAGAGCTATGCGCGGTTCGAACCGCTTATTGAGGATTACAACAAACTGATAACTCAGCCTGAGCTTACCGACCGGATTGCGGCGTATCTTGAGCAGATGTCATCCATAATGACTGACGCAAAGACAATGGATAAATTCAAAAAATCGGTATCTGACGAGCTATCTCCTATCATAATTTGATAGCGGTATTTGCTGTTGCCCGCAGCCGCACGAAGTAGCCTGAAACTCCCTCATGGATCGCCAGCCACTCTGAATCGACAATGTTCAACGGTGAATTGAACAGTCAGAGTGGTACCCAAAATGCACAATACGAACTCATTATCGCCTGAGCGAATGACACAAGATAAGCGGCTTATGGAAGTCGCTAATATCATGGCTGAAGGGATTATTCGCTTGCGAATGCCCGCCCAAAAACTGCGGCCAGATTCGGACTCAGATAGCGATATTTCACTTGCTATACCTGCCTACCGAAGCGTTCATGCAAACGCTGAGAGTACCAACCAATCGGAGGCAGAATGAGCAAAAAAGTAATCTTTCAACCCTCGAAATCGGTCGTTGCGCAAATCGCGCAACTTCCTGATATGGATATCGAGGAGATTAAATCGCTGTGGCGGAAAGTCTATCGCAGTGAACCACCTACCCATATTCGAACCTTTCTTGAACGAAGGCTGGCTTACCGGCTGCAAGAACAAGAATTCAGGCGTGCCCACCAGACCGAAGCTGATAAAAACGACCGCCGAATTGCGGCCATCATGCAGACGGGCAAGAAGCCGTTACGCGATCGCTATCCACAGCCCATCCCTGGGACAGTGCTATCTCGGCTTTACCGCGATGAAGAGTATCGCGTGACCGTCACTCATGACGGACAGTATGAGTTTGAGGGCCGTATCTATAAAAGCCTGTCTGTCATCGCCCGAGAAATTACCGGCACACAATGGTCCGGTCCACTGTTCTTTGGCTTGCGCAAGGAAGTCTACAAGAGCAAAGCCAAGGGGAGAAAAGGCTGATGAGTTCCGAAATCAAAAAGCGCCTGCGGTGCGCCGTCTACACACGTAAATCAACCGATGAAGGGCTCGACCAGGAATACAACTCCATTGACGCCCAAAGAGACGCTGGCCATGCCTATATCGCCAGTCAACGCGCTGAAGGCTGGATCCCTGTCGAAAACGACTATGACGACCCGGCATACTCCGGCGGCAATATGGACCGGCCAGCGATGCAACGCCTGCTGGCCGATATTATGGAAGGCAGGATCGACGTCGTGGTGGTCTACAAGATTGACCGTCTGACTCGCAGCCTGATGGATTTTTCCAAAATGATCGAAGTGTTTGAGCGCCACGGCGCCTCTTTTGTGTCGGTCACTCAGCAGTTCAATACCACCAATTCAATGGGCCGGTTGATGCTGAATATCTTACTATCCTTCGCTCAGTTCGAACGGGAAGTCACCGGCGAGCGTATCCGCGACAAAATTACCGCCAGCAAGAAAAAAGGACTCTGGATGGGTGGCATTCCGCCGCTTGGCTACGATGTCGTCGATCGCTGCCTGGTGGTCAATCCGCAGGAAGCCAAGCTCATCAAGCACATCTTTAAGCGGTTCACTGAAATAGCCTCCACCACACTTCTATACAAAGAGCTCAGATTGGAGAATGTCACGAGCAAGTCGTGGACCACGCAAGACGGTCGTCATCGCCCAAGCAAGCCGATTGATCGAGGGCTGATATACAAGCTGTTAAACAACCGGACCTACCTTGGTGAGCTTCGGCACAAGGACCAATGGTACGACGGTAAACACGAACCGATTATCGACAAAAAGCTCTGGGACGATGTGCACTCCATCCTGGCTGTTAACTTCCGGACGCGTGGTAACTACACCAAAGGCAAAATCCCGTTTTTACTAAAGGGCATGATTTTCGGCGAGGATGGCCGCGCTCTGACATGCTGGACCTCGGCCAAGAAGAAAAGCGGGCGCCGGTACCGGTATTACATCAGCACCCGGGATACGAAGGAGTTTTCAGGGGCTTCCGGCCTACCGAGAATACCGGCTGCCGAGCTTGAGTCGGTGGTGGTCGATCAGATTCGTGGCCTGCTACAAACGCCACCAGTCAGAGAGCGAATCGCGGCCGTCACCGGCCAGCGGGAAGATGCCATGGATGAGGCTCAAGTGGCAGTAGCCCTCAACCAGATCGACAAAGTGTGGGATCAGCTTTTCACAGAGGAGCAGGCTCGGATCATTCGATTGATGGTCGAGAAAGTGGTGGTCAGCCCCGATAGCGTGGATGTGCGCCTGAGGGATAACGGTATTGAGCGACTAGCCCTAGAAATCACCGACTCCTACAAGCAGGAGGATGTGGCATGA